CAGAAGTAGATTTCTTTAATAACAATAGTTATCAACAATTTTGTCGAGAAGTTTATGGTATTGATTATACTAATGCACAAAAAACAATGGAAATGTCTGATTATCTTACTATTCATGAAGCTTCTTTCTTAAAAAGAAATTTCGTGTTTAGAGAAGATCTCAATTCCTGGGTTGCACCACTTGATATTTACTCTATTTGCAAATCAATTAAATTTTATATGCCATCTAAGGTAATAAATGAAGAATTACAAATTGTATCAAGTTTACAGAGTGCTCTAGGAGAACTTTTCTTTCATTATTCTGAAGAGAAGTATCAGGAAATTCGTGAACAATTTATTTTTTCTACGAATATTATTTTAAATATTCCAGAAAAAGAATTGGAAAGACAATTTCCTACATTTACACAACATAAAGATCGATTAGATCTTGACAACTCTCGTGCGGAGGAATCCGGAAATTAGCTGAACACGAGTTTTATAGCTGCAACTGTTATCGTCTTTTTAAAAGAATCTATTTGTAACTCCCGGTGATAAGATTCGGAATGGACAGTTTGTGAAAGTCGAGTGATGATATATCACATGATGCTAAATATTGCGACTTTAAATAAAGGTTAATTTTAGCCCGGTAGTCGGTTTACCGCTGGATTCATGCGACCTGGTAAACTGTTTATTGCATTAACGAAATTAATAATATTCCTACAGAGATCAATTCCTTATTAGAAGAGAGAGAATTGTTAGTAGAAAGATCTTCTACTGGAGATTCATTTCTCGATGAATTGAATCTTTATCAAATGACGGTGAAGAAGCGATCTTCTTTACATCCTCGTGTAAGAAAAAAGTTTGATAGACGCAGAAAAATTTTATCCAAGATTCATTCTTTAGATATAACTATTTCTCTTTATCAGCGTATTCTTTATCGATATCAGGATGAAGAAGGAGGTACATTTAGACACGTAGTATCTGAAAGTAACTATCACTCTCATAAAAAAGGTTATGATGGAGATAGACATAAGTCATCCCATCGTAATCAATCACGTAAACGCAAATTAGCTACAATTAAAGAGAATGAATTATATGCAGATGGCGATTATGTAAATTATGAATTTACAAATCCGCATCCGGATAATGTTAAACCATCTTTTCATTATTTGCGTTATGTTAAAACAGAATCTGACATAGCTGATTCATTTCAATCTTCTGCACAAATTAACATGAGTACTCATGAAACTCATGAGAATCTAGATGATGTAGGAGGTACAGAAACAGCTGTTGCCACTTCTGGTGATACAACTACTGTAAACACTGGACAAAAGGAAAAGCTACCTATTCAAGAATTTTTTGAACGTCCAGTACGTATTTATTATGATAAAGTGGATGGAACTGTAGATGACAATGTCCGCCCATGGAATCAATGGTCTCTTGATCCAACAGTGCGAGCAAAATTGCGAAATTATGCCTATTTCAAAGGCACTTTACATCTTCGTCTTGCCATGTCAGGAACTCCATACCATTTTGGTCGATTATTAATCAGCTATCAGCCTTATCCAGATGCTAATACAGTGTTGCAAGCATATGACAATATGAATTTTGCAACAGCTCCTGGTTATGCCAAAACCAAGCCACTATATTGTAATTATTTATCTCAAGCTCCTGGTGTATTATATTTAGATCCTAAGGATAACGAGCCTGTAGATATTTCTATACCATTTATCCATCATAAACCAATGGCTCGTCTGTTTAATCAACAGGCTACAGCTATCGCTGCTTCAGATGACTTTGAAGATTTATGGTATATGGGAGATCTGCGAATTGTATCTTTAAATGATATAGTTTATGGAGCTGCTGGTACCGGTTCTGATCCTTTCCTTACAATATATGCATGGGTTAGTGATATTGAACTTGGTACTACTACAGGAACAGTTATGGAAATTACTACTGAAAGTGATTTCGAACCTAATGAAGAACAAGCTGATGAACGTAGAGCTGGACCTGTTGAACGAGTTGCATCATCTGTTGCAAACGTCTCATCTTATTTGATGCACATTCCGATTTTAAGTAGATTTGCTACTGCTTCTTATATTGGAAGTACTGCATTATCAAAAGTGGCAGCTTTATTTGGTTGGTCTAAACCACCTTTAATAAGTCAGCCACATTTAATGAAGAATATGCCTTATCAGAATGGAGCACATACAATTGGTACTGATACAAATTACCGTATTACATTGGATCCCAAACAAGAATTGACTGTGGATCCATCTGTATGTGGTTCAGATGAGGATGAGATGACAATTAGACATATTGCATCTCGTGAATCTTATTACACTACATTATCCTGGACAAAGACAGACTCTCCAATTTCAGGAGTTTTATTATCTCAGGCTATCACACCAATGATTTCCACTTATATGGTTGATAATGGTCAACAATATTATCAACCAACAGCAGTAGCTTTTGCAGCCAAACCATTTGGTTATTGGCGTGGAACTATTAAGTTGCGATTTGATATTGTTTGTAACCATTTTCATCGTGGAAAGTTACTTTTTTGGTATGATCCTAATGTAGCTCAGCTAAATTTGATAGCTCCTCAAGATGAATTGAATAAGAAATACTCTAAGGTTATTGATATACAAGAAACACAAACTGTAGAATTTTGTATTCAATGGGCCTACCCTCGTCCCTG